TGAAGACGGAGAGGTCACGTACGTTCAGCTTGTAGAGACAGGCGTCGGCCTGACAGGCGGTCCAATCACCGAGTCAGGCACCATCTCCCTGCTCCCAGCAACTAACAACACTATCGGCGGCGTCAAGCCTGGGTCTGGCGTCATCCTGGGGCCAGGCGGCGAGATCTCGGTCGACACGTCCGGCTTCGGAACGGTAAGTTCGATCACAGCAGGCCTTGGACTAGACGGTGGGACCATCACCAAGTCAGGTACTATTAACCTGCTTCCCGCCACCAATACGGTTATCGGTGGTGTCACTCCTGGGCTGGGGCTGTCCGTGAGCGCTGGCGGAGCACTCAACCTCCTACCTGCCACTGTCGCCACTTTAGGCGGAATCACCCCAGGTACCGGATTAGACGTCAGTGTAAATGGCGCTCTGTCCCTTATGCCACCAAGTGCCGACGGAAACGTCATAGGCGGGGTCAAAGCCGGAGACGGGATTGTCATTGCTGCCGATGGCACGATCTCAGCTGCTAGCGGTCCGTCTGGTGTGCTTCGTTTGGATCCCCTCAACTTCAACGGGATTGCGTCAACTTTCACCCTCACATCAAACAGCAAACCAGTGTTCCCAGCGGACTCCAGTTACGTGCTCATAGTCGTTGGCGGCGTCGTTCAGACCACCCCAACATCTTACAGTGTCACGGGGTCCACGATCACGTTTACTGCTGTCCCTCCGGCAGGTTCCTCGTTCTACGGGGTGCTCTTCCTGTGAGGGTAAAAGTCTCAAAAGGCCCCAGTGGGAAATAGCTACTACTAGACCTCATGTCCGTCTCAGCTACTCAGATTCAACTTCTTCGGTCTTCGGTTCCAAACTACAGGCCTGATCCAGGAAAGCTGCTCCCGGGGCAGCCTGCAATCAACACCTACAGTCTTGAACCAGGACTGTTCTTCACTGACTCCAACGGCCTGCTGACAAAGATTGGCCCCTGCGTTGTCTCGAGTGTCGCGCCTAACACCAATCCAGCTGGGACAGGCGGCAACTGTCGCGGCGAGCTGTGGTTCAGTCTCGAGGACCAGACACTCAAGATCTGGACGGGCTCAGCGTGGGTCGATTGCGATCCGTCTGAGATCGGTTACAGCAGAGTCATCATCCAGACGAGTCCTCCCGCTGTGGATGATTTCCCTAACGGGGCGATGTGGTGGAACGATGGGAACGGAGAGATGTATGTTCTCTACGAAGATCCCAACGGTCGCCAGTGGGTTCAGGTAGGTGCTGGTGGTTCTGGTGGTGGAGGTGCGGTTATCATCTCCGACCAGCAGCCTGATCCTACTATCACCGCTGTGGGAACACTGTGGTGGAACGACGACACCGGTGCTCTCTTCGTTCTCTTCAACGACGGCGGCCCCACGAAACTCTGGGTGCAGATTGCTGGTGCCGGGGCAATCAACAGCGGAATGGGTGGCACGGTCACAAAGGTCGACGCGGGAGTCGGACTTACGACCGCCAATGGTCAGCCCATCACCACTCAAGGGATGATGATGCTCAAACCCGCCACCGCGAATGAGATTGGCGGCGTGAAGCCAGGCCACAACATTGTGATCGACCCCGATGGCACGATCAACGTCATTGGTGACGGCAGCGGAACTGTTACCCAGATCCAGACCGGTCCCGGCATCACGGGTGGTCCAATCACCACCACTGGGACCATTGGTTTGGCATCTGCCACCTCCTCGCAGATAGGCGGGGTGAAGCCTGGAGCTGGGGCTAGTGTCACCGGCGATGGAACTCTGTTCGTCGAGCCCGCTACCACATCTAGCATCGGTGGCGTCATCGTCGGTCAGGGCCTCAACATCACGGGGTCCGGCGTGCTCGCAGTTGACTCCGTACCACCGGGTTCTGTTCCAGCTGGTACGGTACAGTGGTTCGCTGGCTCCACCGCACCCACCGGCTGGCTGTACGCGAATGGAGCTACACTGGACACTGGAACCTACCCGGCGCTTTACGCGGCGATCGGTAGGGTCTACACGGGTGGTTCCGTGTCTCCGATCCAGTTCCAAATCCCGGACCTGCGCGGTCAGTTCCTCCGTGGCTGGGACAACCGGGCGACCGGCGGCGTGGACAGCGGACGTGTGTTTGGTTCGTACCAGAATGACGACTTCAAGTCGCACACTCATACCTACGTGGACAACCTCGCTCCTGGCTACGGTCTGACCTCCACCGGCTACTCCGCTGCTCAGGACACCCAGACCGGCGCGACCGGTGGCTCTGAGACCCGGCCCAAGAACGTCGCCATGCTGCCCATCATTAAGACCTGATTATGCTCCCAGCTATTTCCTCTGCTGCTTACGTCTACAGCACGAACCAATCGGCTGTTCAGGTCACTTACGTGGACGCATCCACTGCGATCGTCTACCCCAACGAGTTCACCGACCCCCGCACCCAGCAGCTGAATACCTGGGTGCGTAGTGGCGGCCAGATCGCGCCTTACGTGGCTCCTCCACGGCCGATTCCTGGCCCACCTCAGTACATCTCCTGTGCTCCAACAGCTGCGGTGCCTGGAATCACCAATGACCTGCTGATTACGAACTGGGCTGCGACAGACTCCCTGGGTCTGACCACTGACGGCACATACGTCACTCTTCTGGCTGGCCGCACGTACGAGATCTCTTACTCGATCGGCGTCAACCAGATGTCATCTCAGGCCTGGATGCGCTTCGGCATCGTGGACTCCTCAGGTGATTTGCTTCCCAACAACAGTTATCAGTACAACGTTCTGGTTTGGGGTCTGCCACCTGGGTCCGAGTCTGCCCAGAATGAGATCTCCAGCAACGCGTTCCTCTACACGCCCACAACAACTATTCAGGTCGGCGTCAAGTGCTTGTCCACTACGGATGGCACCGTAACAGCCAGCATTCGACAAGACTTCACATCGTTCGTCATCACCGAGATGGTGGATGAGAGCATCTACGTGATGAAGCAAGGTCCTATCGGACCTGCTGGCCCTGCTGGACCCGTCGGACCCACAGGCCCTGCCGGACCGACCGGAGCCCAAGGCCCGACCGGAGTTGCCGGACCCGAGGGGCCCACTGGACCTGAGGGGCCTCAAGGTAATCCTGGCCCCGGTTTCCACTTCTTGGGCACCGTGGCGGATGAAGCCGCCCTCCCTTCCGGAGCCGTTCAGGACGACGGTTACATCACGGCTGACACAGGAGACCTCTGGATCTACGACGGCACTCAGTGGAACAATGCCGGTGCTCTCCAAGGTGTTCAGGGTGTTCCTGGCCCCGCTGGCCCCCAAGGACCCACCGGACCTGCCGGACCTCAGGGTCCTGCTGGCCCCGCCGGACCTACTGGAGCAACTGGAACTCAAGGACCCGTTGGCCCTGCGGGACCTGCCGGCCCGACCGGGGCAACTGGAGCTACCGGTGCAACTGGACCTATCGGCCCTCAAGGACCTCAAGGCATTCAAGGTGCGACCGGACCTGTAGGCCCCGCTGGCGCAGCTATCGTTCAAGCAGGATCTTGGACTGGCGGTATGCCCCAGATGGCTCCCGGAGCCTGGGATACCGTTCAGACTATCAATCTTCCGGCAGGTACCACCGCTTACAATGTGGTAGCCAACCTTCAGTGGCTGGCTAACGGGAACAATGGGTGGGGTGCCTACCAGACACAGATCGTGGTCACCAACTCTAGCACCGGATATAGCAATACGTTCTACGGAACCGTGGCCAGCTGGCGAGTGATCAGCACCATGGCCTACCCGACGAACGGGGTCGTTATTGGTGGCGACAGCGGACTGGTGAATGCCGGCACCTACGTCGTCTCTCTGCAGGTGTCCGGAAGCTATCAAGGCTCCACAGACGGCAACGGTCAGTTCCAATACGCAGTGACTTCCTGGTAATGGCAGCAATCCCCCAAAACCTCGGGGTGCCAACTGGCACCGTTATGTGGTCGGCAGCACCTGAAGTGCCTGTGGGCTGGCTTTTGTGCGACGGTCGTTTCGTGTCCCCAGGCGACTATCCCGCGCTCTACGCCAGCATTGGCAACATCTACGGCGGGGATGAAGTCACATTTCAGCTTCCGAACCTAGTCGGTCGTTTCATCCTGGGCGTTGGAGATCCTGGTCGTGATCCATTCACGTACGAGGACGGCATCAATGAGGAGCACATTCACGGCATGTACCCTCGCCAGACGCACATCCATGGTGTGACTGACCCTGAGCACGAGCATCCCACTTCTTCGGGGTCCCACATTCACGCCACCACATCAGATCACGATCACACGAATATCACACAACACCGCCACTCCACCTCTTGGGGTGGGTCGGGTAGCGATTACCTTCACGGTTTCGTAACCCACGACTACTGGCTCGTTGCCGGTGACTGTTCGACGGAGACCTACGCTCCCGATCGGAGCACGGACCAGTATCAGCATTGCTCACGGAACCCGGACACCGACTACTTCAAGACCGTCAAATACGACTTCGACAACCCCAACTACACCAACCCCCGGGGGAAGACGGGCATCACGATGGTGAACCCGAACGTGACGGGGACGACTGTTCAGATTGCCTACACTGGCGTCACACTCGCCCTCCAATTCACAGACATCACCCTCCAACTGGCCCTCTCCAACATGACGGTCGACGACTTCGGCGCAGTTGGCGGCCCGCGTCCGAAGAACATCGCCTTCCTGCCGATCATCCGAACCTGAAATGCTCCCAACAAACGTTCGAATCACGTCGGCTCGCTATGCCAACGCCCAAAACTCGCTCGTCTTCGTCCTTCTCGACACGGGCGAGACGTGGTTCGTCAACCCAAACAACGGCTCCGGACAGGCCAATGTCCTCGCAGCGTGGGTTCAGGACGGCGGGAACATCGGCCCCTACGTCCCGCCGGTGCCTGGCGCCGTCGTTCCTCCAGGAGCTCTAATCTGGCTGGCCACAAATCAGGTACCACTCGGCTACCTCCTCTGTGATGGCTCCACTGTCAAGCGTCTCCAGTATCCGAAGCTGTTCTCCACAATTGGCGTCACCTTTGGAGACGGCGACGGAGCGACCACGTTCAACCTCCCAGACCTGCGCGGAAAGATGATCCGAGGCTGGGGTCCGGTCAACTCCATCGACCTGAACAGGGAGTTTGGTAGCCTTCAAGACCACACACTAGGCGAGCACCGCCACAAGATCACGGATGGCGGCCACACCCACGGGGTGAATGACCCTGGCCACATCCACGGCGTGATTGACCCAGGTCACACTCACGGGGGCAACGACCCAGGCCACAACCACACCGTGACGGACCCTGGCCACGCGCACGGAATCAGCATGTACGAGGACAACCTCGGTCCCCCGGCCGTTCAAGTGGCCGCCAACCCCGTTGTCATCACCCCCTACTTCGACAACAACGGGCCGGTCTACAACTACTTCTCTCCTGACACTGAGTACTCCACTGCCGCTCTGACGGTGAACACGGCCTCCGCCAACCTCGAGACGGCAATCGGAGAGGCAAACGTCTCTGACCAACTCGGACTGACAAACATCTCGGTCGACCCTGCAGTCACAAACATCGTGGAAACCGACCCTCAAGGTGGCTACCGAACGGCTCCCGCTAACCTGACCCTCCTGCCATTCATCCGCTACTGACATGGTGCCAATCAAGCTCGCTCAATACGCAGACGAGGAGAGGCTCCTCCACTTCGTTCAGTACGAGGATGAAACCCATGCGTTCATGTACCCGAGCGATGACACGCTCGAAGCGGCGCAACTCAGGGCCTGGATGCAAGCCGGAAACACAGTCGGCGATTACGTTCCAGTCATCTCTGGAGGCGTCATTCCCATAGCCACCATCATGTGGTTTTGCTCCCCTCGTCCTCCCAAAGGCTACCTCCTCTGTGACGGGAGAGAGGTACGACGCGCAGAGTACGCTCAGCTGTTTCGAGCGATCGGGGAGACTTACGGGGTGGGTGACGGGGCGACGACGTTCAATCTCCCAAATCTGGTGGGACGTTTCTGTCGAGGCTGGGGGCCAGTCAGTCCCCTCGACCCAGATCGCCAGTTTGGCTCCTACGAGGATGACCTCCCGGGTGTCCACAACCACGGCCTCCAGCCCATTCCCCACACTCACACGATCACAGATCCGGGCCACATCCACGGCGTGACCGATCCTGGCCACATCCACGACATCGTGGACAACGGCCACAATCACACAATCACAGACCCTGGTCATACTCACTCCATCACGCAGGTGACGCACCAGGGATGGGACATCTTCTACAGCCGCAGCAACTCGGGTGTCATTCGTATGGATGTCGGCAGTGGATCAATCTACTACCGCAACATCAACTTCGTTCTGAGCACTGAGACAGTACGAATGTCAGTTGGAGTAGATCCCGCCAGGCTGCAACTGGCAAATGCTCAGTCGAATGTGACCGCCGGAAGTGCCGTCACGAACGTGACCATTGACGTCGCAGAGACCAATATTCCCTATACTGAGCTAACAGGCTCAGCAGAGACCCGTCCGGACAACATCGCGCTTCTGCCGGTGATCCGCTACTAGGGTAAAACTCCTCAAATGAGCCGTCCCGTCCGTAGAGCCGCATGGCATACACTCCATACAACTTTCCAAATCAACCTTTCGATGGACAGCTGTACCCTAACCCTCCCGTCCCTGGCACTTTCCAGTACAAATGGAACCAGGCAAAGGGGGTGTGGATCATTGTCTCAGGGGCAGTTCTCCAGGTACTTGGCAATGCTCCCATTGTCATCACCGGAACGGCAACGGTTCCGGTAGTCAACATCCGCCCAGCCACACCAACCAGCGCTGGATCGTTATCTGCCGCGGATAAGGAGAAACTTGACAGTATCCCCAGTGTTGTGGGAAGTGTGTCCAGAGTCGCCACTGGCGTCGGCTTGACCGGTGGCCCCATTACGCAGACCGGCACCATCTCCCTCGTCCCCCCTTCTGGCCCAAACATTGGAGGGGTTAAAGCTGGATCCGGCGTCACCATTCTCCCAGACGGCACGCTCCAAGCGTTCAGCGGAGTGGAGAGTATCACGGCCGGAACGGGCCTTGGCGGTGGAATCATCACCTCTACTGGAACCATCTACCTCCTACCTCCCATCAATGGAGCAATAGGCGGAGTAAAAGCCGGAAACAACGTCACCATCTCCTCAGATGGCACCATTAGCGCTATCAACGGCGGTGCGGCCACTGGCGCGTTTGTGATCCTCGACGATATTTCCCCGCAATTTGACGGAGTGAGAACACAGTTCCAGATAAGGGTTTCAGGAAACATCCAAACGGTGTCTCAACCAGCTAATCTGTTCATCGTTCTTGGTGGTATCCTGCAGCCGTCTCCGGCTACATTCACCCTTATCAACAACACTGACCTCAAGTTCGTCAGCCCTCCACCCGTCGGAACCACCTTCAGCGGCCGCTGTTTCGTTCCGAGCGGGCAATCCTTCCAGCAACTCGACGACATCTCGTCTGGTTTCAATGGGGTTCAGACAACCTTCCCCCTGACAATCGGCGGTACTCAACCGTATCAGCCAGCGTCTCCGGCCTCGCTTTTCGTGGCGGTTGGTGGTGTTCTTCAGACACCAAACATCGCCTACAGTCTGTCAGGGGCTAACATAGTCTTCTCGTCACCGCCTCCCGCTGGTGCGACATTCAATGGGCAAGTGCTAGGTATCTAATATGGCCCTGAACTTCCCAAGCAATCCGTACAACGGCCAGCTCTACCCGGATCCAGCGGTTGAGGGGTCACAACAATACATTTGGAACACCGAAAAGGGCACGTGGCTCACGGTGTTCAAGGGCGTGGAGAAGATCACCGGCGAGGTGCCGATCATCATCGACGGAGACCCCCAAGCGCCTGTTGTCACCATCCAGCAGGTGACAGAGACTCAAGACGGCTACATGACAGCCGCTGACAAAGTCAAGCTCGACTCGCTCAGTTTCGAGGACGTACCTGGCACCGTCACATCAGTCACTGCTGGTGAAGGTCTTGGGGCCCCGTTCAGCGGAGTCAGTATCACCTCAGCTGGAACAATCAATCTCCTCCCAGCCACTGTAAGTCAGATTGGTGGTGTGAAGCCGGGGAATGGGCTCAATCTGGCTGCGGACGGCACAGTGTCGGTGGCCATAGCGAGCGAGAGTTCTCTGGGTGCGGTAAAACAGGGTCGTGGGATCAATATCACGCCTGATGGCGCGGTAACTCTAGCCACCGGAAGCACCTACAATATCCTTGACAACATGTCTGGGCTCTTCAACGGAACACAAACGACTTTCCATCTGAGTGTACGGTCGACCTACTTTGCGCCGTTCAACATCAATTCGCTTCTCATCTTCCTTGACGGGATCCTTCAGATTCCAAATGTCTCCTATGAATTGAGCGGCTACAACATCACCTTCATCACCCCGCCGCAGCCGGGAACAACCTTCTACGGAGTCTCCCTCACCTAATGGCTTACATCTTCCCCGTAAACCCGTACGACGGGCAGCTTTACCCCATTCCAGCGATTCCAGGTTCTCTCCAGTACCAGTGGAGTGCTGCTCTGAATGTGTGGCTGATCTACTCGCCCTTGGGAGTTCAGTCTGTAACTGGACTACTCCCCATTCAGGTTAACAACGGGACCAGCAATGCTGTGGTCTCAATACTGCCAGCGACTCCGAGTGCCGCCGGCTCGATGAGCGCCGCGGATAAAACGAAGTTGAACGGCATCCCCTCGGACGCTTCTTCTGGCACGGTCAAGTCTGTCACGTCTGGTGCCGGTCTCGTGCCTGGGGTGATCACCAGCACGGGAACGATCAACGCCGCTCCAGCTACCGCGAATGCTCTTGGTTCCGTCATTGTCGGAGAGAACATTGATGTGGGGGCAAACGGCACTATCAGCATCCCGGCCGCACGCTTTGGAGTAAACAGCATCAACCTGGGACCTGGACTGATTGGGGCCCCCAATCCCATCGTAAGCACTGGAACTATCTCCGCGGCTCTTGCGACACGTCTCACCGTTGGCTCTGTGAGAGTCGGCTCCGGCATTGCCGTTGCGCCTGATGGCACCATTTCCGTGGACGGAAGCCTCTCCCACGTGGGTGTACTGGCGTGGGTGTCTGTGAGGGTCACCGCAAACGCGAGCCCGCCGCAGTTCACTGTGCTCGAAGGCTACAACGTCTCCTCTGTTCTCTGGGGCGGTACTTCCTCGGCACCACGAGTTCGTATCAACTTCCAGAATCCCCTAGTGAATAGCGACTACGGAGTGGCATGGGGAGCGGGATCCTACCAGACAGGGTCGGGTGCGGCACTCTGGCAGTGGAACCAGAACATCACCACTGGCTTCAAGAGCAACCAGTTCGTAGACCTTCAACTCGTCACCTTCGCCACTCAGGACTGGACTTCAGGCGCAGGCCAGTTCGTCTGGAACGAGTGGAGCAACTACTCCGGCTGGCCTTCCTCTGGCTTGGGCTCATTTGACGTCGCCATCCTCGACTCCCAGAACTTCTAATCATGCAAGTCATCGTCTACGCGGACCCCGAAAATCCGGCACCATCCCGCCTCCAGGTGATGTACGCAGGATTGGACACTCTTGAGGAGTCCGCCTTCAAGTTTCTCGACCCGTTTAACATCCCGTACCTGATCGTAGACAGCACGGTCATTCCTGATTCTCCTTTCATCTACCACGCACAAACCGTCTCCATCACTGATGGTGTGGCTACGTTCGGCTGGGACTTTCCTTACGCTCAGCAGCTTGCCACGAAGTACAACGCCAACTACTGGCAAAACCAGTACAACCAAGGTCTTCTGGGCACAGGCATCACCAACGACTACCAACTCCAGCTGGCGATCGCCACTCCGGAAGACGAGCGCACCGCCGAGCAAACCGCTGCCGTTGAGTTTCTCATTGGCATCAACGGTCTCCAGCAGTCGGTTCAAGACCAGATCGACGCCGCCACTACGGGCGAAGAACTAATTTCAATCCTAAGCAGCCTTGGGTAAAACAGTCGTAACTGGTTGAGAAGATGGCAAACGCTTTTACGAAAGCCCAGTTCATGGAGCCGCCCGGCAGCGGCACAGGAGCGGTCCCTATTGGTGCCGTGAAGGCGGGTGACGGGATCACCATTTCCGCTGATGGCACGATTGCCTTGAATGGTGGAAGTGGGATCATCAACAACATCATAGTCTCAAACGGTATCCAGGGTGGAGGTTCCAGCCCTAACGTCTATTTGAGTCTGGTCCCGCCCACTGACACCACTCTTGGTGGTGTCCGAACCATCGCGGGTTCGGGATGCTCGATCGACTCCAATGGGGTCCTCCGCGTCACCACCAACTACACCCTGATCAACGGTCCGGGTATCCTTCTCACAAATGTAACACCTGAAGGGTCCACTGTTTCTGCGGCGATCGCCGGTACGAACACAGCAGGGCGAGGATCGATCTACGTTGATCCGGCTGCCTTCCCGGGCCTCAAAGTCTCAGCTGACGGTGGTTTGTCACTCACACCACCCACCAGTACGGGAATTGGCGGTGTTAAAGCAGGGACCGGAGTCACCATCGATCCTCTCACCGGCGTCCTCAACGCTACTGGAACAGGCGGTACGATCACCGCTGTGGGCGCTGGCACGGGTCTTGGTGGTGGTGGAACTACAGGCGCTGTCTCTCTGTTCCTGAAGCCACCAAGTGGAACCACGATCGGTGGCGTCTATCAAGGCGACAACGTTGTCATCGAGCCAGACGGCAAGATCAGCATCGCTAACATGGCAGGCGTCCAAACGGTCACCAAGGCACCTGGAAGTGCCATCGATCTCACCGGAACGGCAACCAACCCTATCATTGGTGTGTTCCTTGCCGGAACACTTAGCACAGGCGTGTGCCGGCTCTACGATGGTATTGACGGCAACCCACCCATCCTGCCTTCGTCCACTGCAGCAACTCCTACAGCCGTAAAGACTGTTGCCGACATAGCCAATACCAAGCTCCCCCTTGCTGGGGGGATTATGTCAGGCCCGATTACCTTCACTGCGGGTCAGGTGTTCCCTGGCACAGTTAACTCGAGCACCTTCACTCAACTCGGCGGCATCCTTGTTGGTGACACTTCCCCTCCGGGCTACGCTCAGCTTCCCGTAGGAGCCGACGGCCAAGTCTTGTCTGCCAATTCCGCTAGTCCACTTGGCGTAGAGTGGGTTTCGACTGGTCAGGGAACGGTCAACAATATCTCGGTTTCCGCCCCACTGACCGTCACCAATCCCTCAGGTCCGTCGGTCTCCTTAGGCATCAACGCAGCGAGTACCTCAACCAGCGGGACCGTTGTCCTGTACGACGGCACTGATGGAGGCGGCAGTTCTGACTCAGCCGCGACTCCGCTGGCTGTGGCGACCGCTTACAATCTTGCTGCCGCGGCTCTGCCGCTCTCTGGTGGAACGATGAGCGGCCTCATCGTCTTCGATGGCTCGCAGGTGTTCCCGGGTGTGCTACCGCTAGCTGGCGGCACGATGACCGGCGATATTACATTCGCTGGCACTCAGACTTTCCCAGGAGTTCTCACTCAAGGCTCCCTCAGTGCTATAGGCGCTGTGGACATTGGCGGAACTCCATCTAACCCGATCATCTCGGTCGACACTGCAACCACCGCTCAGCTTGGTGTGGTTCAGCCTGACGGTACGACCATCACGATTGATGGCAACGGTGTGATCTCGGCCGCCCCCGGTGGTAGCTCTCTGCCACTTTCTGGTGGTACGATGACCGGCAACATCGTGTTCGCTGGAACCCAGGCATTCCCCGGAACTCTCCCACTTGCCGGTGGCACCATGACCGGCAATATCACATTCAATGCGGGTCAGACGTTCCCTGGCACCATTTCGTCCTCGCTGTTGGACGTCACAGGCGACATGGTTTACGCCTCGGCGGCCAACACTCCGGCTTCACTGCCTATCGGTGCTGCTGGTACGATCCTTGCCGTCAATGGTGGCGTCCCGGCTTGGCGGACTTCCGCTCAGTTGGGTCTGCTGACTTCGGCCGCCGCAGCAAGCACCTACGCTCCAGTCGACTCTCCGACCTTCACTGGTCCGGTGATAGTCAATGGTGGTGGATCCGCTGGTGCCAACGCAATGACAGTTAGCGGCGGCAACCTTGTTCTGGCTACTGCTTTCACTCCCGCAAGCTCCAGCGCCCCCGGAAGTGTCGGCGAACTCGCGTGGGATAACTCCGGCTACCTATACTTCTGCTACCTCCCCAACACCTGGGGTCGCGTTCAAATCGACCTGACTCCGTTCTGATAACCGATGGCTCAGCTTAACTTCCCTGACAATCCAATCAATGGGCAGCTCTATCCCAACCCGTGCCCTCCAGGGACGACCCAGTACCGCTGGGATCAAAGCGTTGGGATTTGGCGGATAGTCGGCGTAGCAACGGAGATCGTTCCAGGAACGTACGGGGACGAAGTCACAGTCGGTCAGTTTACCGTTGACGTCACTGGAAGACTCACTGACGCTAACAATGTCCGTATCCGCGAAGCCAACCAGTTTCAGAGCGGCATCGTCAAGCTCACGTCCAGTCTTACTTCGGATTCTGACTACGAAGCTCTGTCGGGGAACGCCGGCCGAATCCTACAGAACCAGATCGGCAATCTCGACGCTTGCACTGTCCCTCAGCATACAAACATTGTAGAGGCACTCAACTATCTTCAGGCTGGCCAGGATCAGTTGTTCACTGACGCTCTGGTGTGGTGCGGATACTACAATGCGGAAGAGGGATTCATCTCCTTTGTCAGCCTCACCGGTCTGCAGCATGGCTATCGGTTGGGTGAGCGTCTCCCGGTGCCTTCGAAAGCAAACGGCGGTGACATGTTCATCGTCAACAAACCTGGCAATCCCTACGTCGCCGGAGACTACAACGCTCCAGACGTTCAGATCGAGAACGGAAACTGGATCGTCTCAGAGACCGTTCGCTGGTCAGAGGCCGTTTCCAAGGGGACTATTACCGCTTCCGAAGTTCAAAGCCTGCCGCAGGCTCCCCTAACATCCACTAACGTCCAGAGCGCACTCTACCAGATTACGCAGCTCTTCAGAACAGGCATTGGTGGTGCGACAATCTCCCCCACCAAACCAGCCAATCCCTACCCTGGAATGCTGTGGTGGGACGACGACGACGGCATCTTCTATATCTTCTACACTGACATCAATAGCAGCCAATGGGTTGAGCTCGGCGGCGGCGGCTCTCAGGGGCTTAACGCAGGACGAGGCACCGTGTACGAGATCCGTACCGGGGTTGGTCTGCTGGGTGGTCCGATAACAACTGAGGGCACTATCTACCTCCAGCCGGCATTCTACAATGCTCAGACTGAGTCGAGTAGCACAATCGGCGGTGTGATTCCCCGGAAAGGCTTTGACTACAGCAACACCACAGGGTGGCTGGATCTCAGTATCACCTCGGACTTTAACGGCAAGGACCCCAACACCGCCTTCAGTCAGGAAGGCGCAAACATCCTGAACAGCAAGATCACGGCGGTTGCCGGTGTCAACATTCTCGCTGGCACCTACAACGCGAGATTTGGACGACTCGTTTACGCCACGCCCGCGGGTTTGAACAAGGGATTCGTGGTGGGTGAGAATCTCCCTCCTCCTTCCTCGTCGATTGACAACTACTATGTCATCGTGACCATCCCAGGTGACCAGGGTCCTGACGGGACTGGCACCTACGCTGGCGCTGGTGACTGGTACATCTGCCAAGCAGATTCAACTCCCGCTGTCTGGTTCCTCATCGACTACGAGAATGCCTCACAGCAGGCGGTAAACATCTCGGTTGTCCCTATCCCAGGCATCGAGTTCGCCGGAAATGTGCAGACAGCCTTAGAAGCTGTAGAACTGCAGGCGCAGGACCGGATTGAGTTCTGTGAGGCCACCACAGACGGCTTACAGATCAAGGTCTCGCAGCCCCAACTGACGGACAATGACGGCACCACTCTCAGTCTCGGCTTAGACTACGCGTCTATTGCTGATAGAGGTATCGTTCAGCTCACGAACGACTTCACTGGTAACTCCCAGTCCCTCGCCATCACGCAGCAGGCGGCGAACCAGCTGAATGCGAAGATCGAGTCACTCGTCGGTGCCAACGTTCTCGCCGGAACCTACAATTCAAACACCGGTGTGGTCGTGTCCGTCACCGCAGCGGGTGCTAACGCAGGCTTTGTCGCTGGTTTCCAAGCCCCCCAAGCGGCGAGTGTCCCCGACAACTACTACGTCATTGTCATTGTCGGCGGGGGATTTGGACCTCCCGGAGCGGTTCTCCCAGCCTCCGGAGTCCAGTCCGGTGACTGGTTCATCGTGCAGAATGACACCGGCACCGCCGAGTGGATCACAATTGACTACGAGAGCCGTGACGTCGCGGCAGAGAACGTCAGCCTCTCCCCAGTGGCCGGTCTCTCTGCCACCAATGTCCAACAAGGCATAGAGCAAATCCAGGCGGAGTTCGATAGCGTCTACACAGACGTCTCCAGCACCAATGACGGTATCGTCATTGTCACCACGGACGCGTTGACCTCCAACGGTCTCGGAAAGAAGGCATCTTTCACCCTCTCAACCGCTACCGCAACGGACATCGGTGGAGTATTCGTCGCACCAAACAACGGAATAGGCCTCACGCAAGCCGGCGGTATTTATCTGACTCCAGCAACCGCGACCGTCATCGGCGGTGTCAAGGTTGGCGCTGGTCTCAGAATTGATCAGGACGGTGTGCTCTCCGTTCCATCCGGTGGTGAGATCAAGCTCAAAATGCTGACTGACATAAGCCCCCAGTTTGATGGGGTCCAGACAGCGTTCGTCCTGACTTACGACGGCGGGAATCTCGGATTTGCAGGCGACACGGTCTCTCTCTTCATAGATATTGGAGGTGTCACTCAAGCCCCAGAAACAGCTTATAGCTACGACGGGCTCATCTCCATGATCACCTTCACATCTCCCCCGCCGCGCGGTGCGAGTTTCTCAGGCCGGGTACTCATCGGGGTTCTCACCTGAGGGTAAAATCATCCCACGATCCTAGAATGTAATGGCTCTAAATAAGGCTCAACTCATGGACGTCCCTGGCGGTCCAGGGGTAACGGGCTCCGTCAAAGCCGGAGCCGGTATCTCCATCACCGCTGATGGAACTGTGAGTGTTGACTCCGCAACCAACACCACCAAGATCGTTGCTGGTAGCAACATCTCGATCAGCCCCCCAAGCGGAGTTGGAGTTGTTACCATCTCCGGTTCCGCTGTTCCGGATCCTCCGATCCCGTCCGGAGCGAAGATGATCTTCATGATGGCATCCGCACCAACTGGGTGGGTCCAATCGACAGGGTTCGAGGGCAGGGCTCTCCGCCTCACCGACGGGCAAGGAGGAGGGACTGGTGGATCCGTCTCCTTCACATCCGCCTTCACCAGTCAATCGGTGACCGGCTCGGTGTCTCTTTCCGGTCTCTCGGTCAGCGGGCAAACAAACGATGCGAACGTTACTTCCTCGGGTAACATCAGTCTGGGTGGTCTGTCTGCGTCGCCGGCAACGGTTTCTGAGGGCCAGTTTGGTTCCCACAACCACCAGCTGTACAGCTGCACGTACGCCTCTCAGACTAAGTGCCAAGCTAACGGAAACACTCAGGTAGGTGCTGGTAACATCGATACCAATGCCAAAGGCGGAAACGGAAGCCACTCTCACAGTGTGTCAGGAAGCGCGAACTTCAACGGCGGATCATCCTCACACTCACACGGGTTCAGCTCGGGCGTTTCTGGTTCCGCCGGATTCTCGGGGAATCCAATCAACCTCGCTGTCTCGTACGCTGACGGCATCATCTGCACCAAGACCTAAACATGGCAAAAACCATCTGTCCACTACTACGGAAACCCTGTATCGAGCACGACTGCGCCTGGTACACAACGATTCGCGGTCACGATGTAAACACTGGTCGAGAGATAGACAATAAGCAGTGTATCGTGACCACCATCCCTCTCCTCCTGATCGAGAACTCTGCTCAGCAAAGGGGAACCAACGCTGCCGTGGAGAGCATGAGAAATGAGGTTGTGAAGAAATCAGACACTACCAACCACATCCTGGCTAACATGATTCTTCGTTCAGAAGTGTCTGAATTGCCACCAACCCCATTCATCGAACTACCCCCCGCTTAACAATGGCTATTGTAGGAATGATCCCCAGCGACGGATCCGTCGTGATCGACGGCATTGCCGCATTTGGGGTGGACTTTACAGGTATCGACCCCAGCATTCATGCTGTACAATGGAATGGTGTGGAAGGTTTTGTAGAGCCTGTCTACGATCCATTCTCTGGAATCAAACCACCCAACGTACCAATCACATCGTTTGCTCCTTTCCAAACCTACTACAACCAAGCGCAGGCGATCATCTACGCTCAGCAGAACCCTGCATACTACTACTCCACCATTGACGACAACTACTACCAGGGTGTGGTCTACGACATTGGCGCTCAGATCGTCATCTTCACACCTAACCCAGTTCAGCCGCCATACACCACCATCACTCCGCCACCGTCTGTCGATCTGGAGTATCAGACCTTGCAGTGGACCGGCTCCACTTGGGTTGTCGCCTCTTTTACCTACACTGAGAGCCTATCACAAGCCCAGAGCCAGCTGATTTCCCTCGTGCAGGAGAGCGGCGCTCAGGCTGTGGACAATGAGGCGCGGATCTATTCTGTGATCCAACTCCTGGGCTCCGCAAGTCCCGAGGACCTGCCTACAGCCGACTACTTGGGCTTGACCCTCGGTGGCTATCAGACCTATATCGACGGGGAAGTCACTTCGAAGACCAACGAGATCAACGCTGCTACTAGCCCCGCCGACCTCTACGACTTCAATCCAAACATCAATCCAGTCCCCTAATGCTCAGGCAAACCGCTTTCATTCAAAACGACACTATCAGAGAAGCTTCCAGAGTCAAGTCCCTTAGTGATGTGAGCGTAGAGGAGTTCACCCACGGGGACCACTGGAAAGTGTGGGTTCTTCACGACGTGTGGGAGAACCTGGACCTGTTCGATGAGGTCACTCAGCAGTGCCCCATATACGAGTCGAGTCCGGATCTCCACGGGGTCAACCCCTTTCTCAAGCAAGCCGTCATCTTTGACATGCTCCGTCCAATGGAGAATCTCCTGGCAGAGATGAACGAAAAGTATCTAGAGAGCGAGATCACTCCTAGGGCGGCGCGGCCGTGGGCGAACATTATGGTCGTTGATCCAGAGAAGAGGTTCCCGTTCCCATGCATGTTCCCTCACACGGATCAACTCTATACTAGTCGCAACAACTTGGTGGCAAACATCTGGCTTCACGAGGAGTCGGAGGGACAAGGAACTGCCTTCTGGAGGGTGCGCGAGAATGACTCGGCCGTAGACTGCCCAGAATTCCAAGCCCTCTGCAGCCGAGCACTGAGCCACGCCAACAAAAACTTCCCCTTCTTCAACTACGAAAGCGATGAGTATCTGGACAAAGTTCTGGTCACCCCAGCAAAACGAGGAACCGTCACAGTCTACACCGGTCATCAAATACACAGCCCCGTTTGTTCTACTGAGCCTGGACGAGTCAGACGCTCTTGGGTCGCCACCCTTGGTGAGCCTTTCTGATCCCTACATCAAGGAGATACCCAACGCTCTAAGTGAGGAGTTCTGTGAGGGCCTCATCAAGAAATTCGAAGAAGATGATAGAAAGCATCCAGGGTTAACGTTCAGCGGCGTGACCGGGATGAAAGTGTCCATGGACCTCTTCATCAGCGACATCGAAGACTATGCCGAAGAGGATGGCACGTTGTACCGGTCCCTCTCAGAGCACACAGATGGATACGTCGCTGGCCTGCCCAACGGTCTGGGTCCGGAGATGCTTAACGTTCAGGACACGGGCTACAATATCCAGAGGACACGGGTCGGTGAGGGTTACGTGTGGCACGACGACTCTCACGTGACATCCGACGGAGACTCCCGCATTATCACGTTCATCTGGTACCTCAATGACGTTCACGAAGGGGGCGAGACTGAGTTCTCTTGCGGGGTGAGGGTAAAGCCCGAGACCGGGAAACTGCTCCTCTTCCCCGCAACGTGGAGCTACAAACACCGAGGTTGCAGACCGATCTCAAACGATAAGTACATCGTCACCGGCTGGTTCTACACCCAGAAGCTCATCACCACTCATGACACGGTCCTTCGCTGATCTCAAGAGGGACTACCTCTTTCCAATCTTCATCTACTCCACCCGTCTCTCTGTGGACTTGGAGGATGTTCGACGAGACTGTTTGGAATACCGACGGAACTGTCCTGGAGTACAGAAGAGCAATCTGGGCGGGTGGCAGAGTCCGACTCTTGAGGAGCCTCTGGAGGAGTACTCAGCTCTCCGAGATGTGATCGACGGGTGTCGCCAGTTCTACGAGGATGTCATCGTCCCAGAAGAAAATCTCGCCACTCGCCACTCGTCGATTGCGTGGTGGGCAAACATCAACAAGTACAACTCGTCTAACGCCATCCACAGTCACGGCGGATCCCTCGTGACCGCAGTCTACTACACGGACCTCCCGGACCCTAACGCTGTCCTCACCCTCGTGCGGACTGATGCGCACAACGCCATCTACCCTCCGCAGCAGCTCGTCCATCAGGTGGTCCCCGAGGAGGGGCGGCTCTACCTCTTTCCGGGGCACATCCTCCACTCGGTGGAGCCCAACCTCTCTGAGAGGGATCGCATTAGTGTTGTCACCAATCTCTACTAGAAGTCGAGATCAATCTCATCATCCTCAGTCGGCTTGAATGAGCCGATGAGCTCTACTGGCGTCGCATAACCTGCGGCGCCTTTTGACCTATTGGCCTTCGCGCACACGATTGCGAACCTGGCGTGTTCCAGGTGCCACTCCTTCCACGACTCCCACAGAGCGTCTTCCTTGATCCTCTTCCCCGTCGGAGGCCCACAGAGTACAATGTCAGCGTACGTCAGCATGTTATGGCTCACCCACTCGTCAGCTATCTGGGCGAAAGGCTTCCCGTGGTGGTCGACGTCGACGCGCGTCCCCTTCCTGAGGAGACGGCCGGTGACCAGACACTCGATGGGATAGCTCGTGGTCGCCTTGTAGTCACGGAGCTGCTTCTCCACCCCGCGGCGCATCGCTGCCTTGACAGCGTTGAAATGCTTCTCCTCTAGCGTCGCGGAGGTCGCGATCTTCTTCGTGGGATAGAGGGATTCCACGAGCTTGGCCTTGGGGATGGGCTGCTTCGAGCCTCCTCCCTCGAGGGAGATCATCTTCACCCTCCGGCCGCCGGCCATGTCGAAGTAGCGGAGGTAGACCTGCGTGTCGGTCTTCTGCGCCAGCTTCTCCCATCTTGGAGAGAGACGGCAGACTCGCAGGATGAAGTCGCGCGGCTCACCAATGAGACGGGAATTTGCGCGGTTGTTGTCGATGATGCGCCCGACCTTCTGAGTGAATTGGCCCTTGTTTAGGCCGAGGGTAGAAGCTATACTAGATGTGGTCATGAATCGAAGAATGTTTCATTTTGTTTACATGTCCTACGAGCAATGGGGTCGAGCATATATCGGCGTCCATAGCACGGAGGATATTGAGGATGGCTACTTAGGGTCTTTCAGGGACAAATCCTTTAAGCCAACTCATCGTGAGATCTTGTGCTTTTGTGAGACAAGAGAAGAAGCTCAGAACCTAGAGATTGAGATCCAAAAAGCTTACTCAGTGGATGTAAATCCTGATTTTGCCAATCGTTACATTCATCGCGAGAAGTTCATCTTTGATCAGCGAGGGACTAAAAGACGTGAAGAGAGCAATCAGAAAACAAGTAACACCTGTAAAGAGCGTGGAATTCGGCCTCTAGTCATCTGCGACTGGACTGGTAGAAACCATTCTGAGGAGACAAAAGAAAAGTTGAGAAGCCGTCGAATTGGGAGGAAGCACTCACAAGAGCAAATAGAGAAGCAAAGAAAGTCCCTGACCGGTCAAAGGTGGTGGGTCAATCCCGATGGTCAGACCGTTAGAGCTAGGGAGGCGCCGGGCTTAGAATGGCAACAAGCCAGGGTGTACAAAGCGTGAGCCGAACTACAGTAGGTCTGTAGAGAGAGTTACCCAACAACCTATGTGAGCCACAAAACCTCCGTTCCACCGGAGGAGCGTGTCTATTCGCCCGATTATCGGCAGATCCTCGAACCACTCGAGGACCAGCTCGTTGAAGTGACGGGGAGGATCAAGGAGTTTCGTCAGCACCCCTATAAGAAGCACCTCGAGACCGTTCTCCTGGTAAACCTCGTCGTCACACCCCTCCCACTCGGGGAGTCCGTGCCGCTCAGTCACCTCTGGTTTCTGACCCGGCACTTGAAGCGCCTCGGCGTCCCCCTCGAGCAGAACACACGCATCCACTTCATTGGAACAGTCTACGCCTACCACCGCCTCGGCGGTAAGAGCAAGTCCCGTGGCATCCGCGGGACCCACGATTTCAGCATCCTTCCCGTCGGGTCATGAAGATTGAGATCTATGACATGTGGCGCAACGGCCACACGATCTACTTCTGGACGTTGTACGATGGGCCGGACGGCATCGACAAAGTCACCGGGTACGCGACGACCCTGGAAGAAACCGTCTGTAAAATCCTTGACTGGAGGCAACGCATTGCAAACGACTACATCGAATCTGTCGGAGAAGAAGGCTGCGGCGAAGCAGTGGGCACAGCAGCGGCTGGCGGACCCGAACACCCTGATTCTGGACTTGGAGTCGACGGGGATCCTGAGCAAGGACCCGAACACTGAGATAGTTCAGCTGTGTCTGATGAACACGGCAGGTCGCCCAGTGCTCACCATGATGCTCAAGCCTGACCGACCGATGTCGGCCGAGGTTCAGGGCGTTCACGGCATCACCAACGAGATGGTGCAGGACAAGCCGTTCTTCCTGCAGGTGGCCAAGGTCATCGCCGCCTACCTCGAGGGCAAGCACGTCGTCGCCTACAACGCCGATTTCGACATCGCTCTCCTGCTCCACATGTTCGACCGCTACGAGGAGCCCCGACCGAAGATCGCTGGCGCCTCATGTGCCATGGACCAGTACTCGGCCTGGGTCGGTGAGTGGTCGACCAAGAAGAACGACGTCAAGTGGCAGAAGCTGCCGAACCTCAGCGGGATGGTGGGCCACGACGCCCTCTCTGACTGCCTGAGCACCCTGAAGGTGATACAGAAGATGGCGGGCCTCTTCGATGAGGCTGCCGAAAATGCTGACCTGATCGAACTTGATTTCTGATGACTTACACTTTCACCCACACTGACTTCAACGACGTCGAAGTTTCAATGTGCGTCCCTGAGCGTGGCATCGACGAGATGTGCGAGTACTTCCAGCGGTTTCTGTCAGCCTGTGGCTATGTCTTCGACGAAGGTGAGAACATCCGCCCTGTGAAAGACAAGGCGGACTACCCTGGCTGCGGCGGTGATATACTTACATTCAACGATAACGGCTCACCGTTCGTCTACGACTTCGGTGACGGCAACAACATGAATTGTTTCGGTGGCACCAAGCTCTACGGCGCTGCTGGAAACGACACTATCTGTCTCTGATGGAAAACACCAACCCCTGGATCATCGAAGGCTCGAGCAAAGCACGCTTGGTGAGCCACACCCCAGACCCTGAGGCGATGCTGGGATATATCGCTCGTGTGACATCCAAGGACCAGACTAACCCCAATGTCAAGGGTCTATTGAAGTACTGTGCGAAACACGGGCACTGGAGTGTTTTTGAGCAGGCCAGTATGACGGTGGAGGTCGTAACCCCACTGGCTATTGCCGTTCAGCTTCTCCGACACCGAAGCATGTGCTTCCAGCAATTCTCTGGCCGGTACGAGGACCAGCAGGAGATGAAGAAGCACACTGACGGCCTGTCAGCGCACTTCAACATGTTCTACGTGCCGGAGGAAGCCCGTGTCCAAGATCCCAAAAACCGACAGAACAGCATACCAGCTGGTCACGGCGACCTCACCGATGAGATGTGGGGAACTATGTCGACTGCCTACACTGTTGCCACGCAGTGCTACAACGACCTCCTTCAACGCGGAATCGCTAAGGAGATCGCTCGATTCGTACTCCCGCAGGGTGTTTACTCTCGCCTGTACATTACAGGTAGCTGCCGGAGTTGGATCCATTATATTGGCGTCCGCGATGACGAAGGCGTTGCTCAGTACGAGCACGTCGAGCTCGCCCGCGCCTGCAAGCAGGTGTTTGCCGACGTCTTCCCCACGGTGTACAGCTCGCTAGACTGGGGCTACAATAAGGGTGTTGATGAAGTCATGTCTCTCAAACGAGAAGTTGAGGAACTTAAGGCTGAAATTACTGTGCTCAAATGCCTGTCCACCACCGAGTAGCGAGAAGCCGAGGAGGAACTGACGAAGAGTGGAACTTAGTCGACTGGAGTGAGTACACTCACGCGTACGAACACGCAGTCGACTTTGTTCTCTTCCCTGAGGCTTGCAGCTTCGACTTCCGGATGCCTGCGTGGCCGCTTCTTCCTGAAGACTTAAGACGAGCCTGTAGAGAAGAGCGCGCAAGACGCATGTCAGAACGCACCATCTCAGAGGAAACTCGACGCAAAGTCGGTGAGAGTTCACGACAGCGCATGCTTAATGGACTTGCCAAACGAGCCGGGGCTGGAAACGCTGGAAAGAAGAAAACAGACGAGCACAGACAAAAAATAGGTCAGTCTCAAAAGGGACGAACTCAAAACAAACTAACGTGTCCACACTGCCAAACTGTCGGTGGATACAGCGCGATGTTGCGTTGGCACTTTGACAACTGTAGGCATGTCCGTTAGAGCACTCCCCACACGAACCAAACTTGAAGAAATCTTCGAACTCGAAAGGGAGCCTGCTCCTCTTGTAGTTGTTGACTTCCACGTATATTGCCACGACATCATGAGGTGGTACACCGACAAGGTGAGAAACCTGGTCTCGGAGGAGGTCGCCAAGAAACTGATCCGGGCCGCCTGGGCCGCCAAGATCCAGCGTGGTCCGGACATGCTTCGTCGTCACTCCTACCGCTTCCTCATCGTTGCGGACTCACGCTACCGGGACACCGGCAACTACTGGCGTGACAAGTACATGCGTGACTCCCCCGTCGTGTCTGAGGCGTGGGACAACTACGCCGAAGCCCAGGGCGTACCTCGTGAGACGCTGAAGACTAGCTACAAGGGGACCAGAGGTGACAAGACAGACGACTTCTGGCTCGTCTTCAACGAGGGAATGGATTACTGTGAACAGTACTACGGAGTCTTCCAACACGAGGGTTACGAGGCTGACGACTTCGCAGGTGCTATCTATCGCGCATCCCGAGATCGCACGGAAGAGCTGGTTCATGAGCGTCAGATCCTCCTCAGCACCCTCGACCGAGACTGGTCGCAGCTGGTGGACGAGTCCCATCGAGTGTACTTTGCGAATACGCGAGTTCCCTTTCCGGCGGAGAAGATACAGGAGCGTCTTGTCGGTGAACTGGGCGTCAAGGAGCATACGATGCACAAGATGGGTTTCGATCTGGACCACCCTAAAAATCTTGCTGAGTATAAGGTGCTACACGGTGACATGGGTGATAACCTTCCGCCGGGCTCCCCCAAGTGCCTGTTCGACCTGTGCGACGCCAATCCTGACTGGAATATCGAGGCGGTCTTTCCTCGCTATGAGTCCCTACTCGAAAGCCTGAACGACCCCAACGCCAACGACCGACCCGACCACTTCGAGTCCGCTCTCAGAGCGTTTGCCACTGTGGGGATTGAGGCACCATTCCGCCCATAGGGTAAAACCTCCACAGACTACGTCTGTGCATGATGCATAGCATCGATAGCCAATATCAAGTCCAGGCCCTTCGCGCCGTGAACACTCTCCTGCAGGGAAGCGGGGGAGTGTTTTCGCGCATCCCGGAAACCTACGCCAAACATCTGGCTCACGACTATGCTGACGGGGACATCTCCCTGCTGAGCAAGATCGACACCTTCGCCTTCTCGCCAGATCTGGAAGACTGGCAGGTGGAGGAAGCGATCGAGAGCCTTGCAAAGGTGAGCCCTGGAGACTGGCCACTACTGGATGACATCGAGAGCATCGACCTGGACGCTGTGTACCACGGCGACTACGAGCCGGCTCTCAACTTCTCAGAGGAGCTCGACTTCGCTGAGGTGAGCGACATGGAGTACGGCAACAAGGTCGCCCGCATGTTCAAATCTGCCATCGAGCACGTGTTCGGCCAGGAGGTCGACAGCGTGGGCGCAGCTGGTGGCAAGCTGCCCTCCAAGTCTAACGGCTACTGCAAGGACGGCGACGGCTTCAAAGGCACGTTCGAGCACGACGGCAAGAAGTTCGAGTTCGAGCTCTGCATGGATGATCTCGGTGACTGGCACCTCGCCTACAAGCTCGAGAAGGCATCCAGAGACAAGCTGTTCAAGCCAGCGGCGGACACCAAGGTGAAGCAGAAGGCGAAGGGAGGCAAGAAGTAATGGCGAGGGACCGCTTCAACCCTATCACTGGTGGCCTCCTCGACTCCGTTGTAGCGGGATTTGGCAACGACCTCTCAGGTGGTCTCGGCCAACTAGGCGCCGGAGGTGCCACCTCGAGCGCTACGCGTCGCTCAGCGGCCGGTGGGCGGGGGACCGGGGGCAGCGTTGCCGAAAACAGCGCCCCTACCGAACAAGGTCTACTGTCGAGCTTTGCCCTGAGTTCAGTACTCGGCAACGCGGTGCAGAACTCCACCGGATACGGGCTCAACGAGGGAGAGAACTATCTCCTGAGCCAGCTCCAGAGCTCCCTGCCTCCAGGGGAGTACAACCAGATCACGAACGCAGTGGTGACGCAGATCGCCACAGCGGGCGTCGACACTGCTTCCAGCTTCATCCGAGACCAAGTCAGCAGCTGGCTGGGTTTCTCCCAAGCTCCGGATGTGACCACTCAGGGTCTGGGTGCCATGGGAGCAGTCGGCTCGAAGGGGATCGCCCCAGACGTCGTCGGCACCCTGCCACAGGCTCAAGGTGGCTCCTACGACCTCACCGACATCGTGTTCTCTCTCGTCCCCGCAAACACCGGGGCGCAGACCGCCGTGCAATCTCAGACGGACCCCTCCATGGACTGGAGTCAAGGCTTCTCGGCAGACACCGCTGGACAGATCCCGGCGATGGATGCTTTGAAAGGTCAGGGAGCGCTCGCTGGTCCGGCTTCGGGCGTCAACATCGGTGGTAAGAACTACGGATCATTCTACCGCGTCCAGGGTGCTCAGACCGGAGCATTCTCTGGCGCCACACCCATTCAGAGTGCCTGGTAATGCCAATCGCAATCAGCGGCGCTGGGGCGAGTGACGCGTCCTACTCCGCACTCTCCAACTACCAGAACAGCTCGGGCATCGGAAAGCTCGGTCTCAGCCAGGACTTCTCAAGTGCCTGGGCTGGCGGCGCATCTGACTACTGGAACAAGCCCTTCGCAGCGGGATCTCCCAACGTCCCCGACTACGGCGGTGACCTCCTGTCTGCACCTCCCGCTCCAGGTGGTGGTGGCACTGGCTGGACCTTCATCACTGCTCCCGGCAACGTCTCCTACTCGCAGAGTGCTGACGTCCAACGTGTCGACCTGTTCGGAACAAACACCCCGCCGGTGACGATGTCCTCGGTGGGCATGCGTGACCTCACACTCGGTGAGGCTCTCATGGAGGGTTTCACCCTCAACCGCTCCGTCCAGCAGCACATCGACACCCTCGAAGGTCTCCAGCGTGTCTCCCTCGACCCCAAGGGCTTCGTGTCGGTTCCCGTCTACGAGGTCTTTGCCGGCCCGCAGAACGGCTCTGGAAAGTCGTACGGCAAGTACGTCATCGAGCAGGTCGAGATCGAGGAGCAACTCCGTGACCTCGGTGGCAATGCCACACGAGCGATGGTGAACGTCTCCCTGAAGCAGGTGCCTGACTACCAAGTCGGCACAGGCATCGACCAAGCTGGCGCGTCCACGGGCGGCCAGTCAATCCCCAAAACCGCAGCGGTGAACCAGCCCGCGCAACAGACCACGGCCATCCAGGCCGGCGCACGAAGCACTCCCGCAGCAGCACCAAGGTAAGTAGATGGCCCAGAACACGCAGACGTTCATCCTTGTTGGTGACTTTAAGGACAACATCACGCCAGCTCTGAAGAAGCTGACGAAGAGCCTCAAGACGTTTGAGAAGTCATTCTCGAAGTCTTTCTCCAAGCCGATGGCGTCCATCAACAAGGACTGGGCCAAGCTCGAGAAGGACATGATGAAGGGGATGAACTCCTTCGACAAGAAGTTCCAGCAGGCCACCAGGAAGATGGCCCAGAACTCCAAGAAGGACTTCAAAGCCATCGGTGACAGCTTCGAGGAAGCCGTCTTCAGCGAGAAGGCGATGAGGCGCAGTCTGGCGCGCTTCGACAAGTACCAGCGAGAGGTACAGCGTCGTGCTCGTCGGAATATCAGGGGCGGAGAAATCCTCTACGACGCCTTTACCACAGAAAACCTCAGGGACCAGGGTCGTGGTGGGAGAGGCGGTCGAGGTGGGTCTGCGGCCCAGCAGCTTATCCACAATGAAATCAGTGACGGCTTCTCCATCGAGAAGGGTGTCATCGCCGGCCTCGCAGTCGAGGGTGTGACCCGCATCATGGACATGCTGGTCAACTCGGTCGGTGGCGCGATCAACTACCTCAAAGGTGCTATCAAGGAGCGTATCGAGGACGAGATGTCCGACATCAAGTCGGCGGGCGGCATGTTCTCCGTAGGCAAGGAAAACAAGATCCCGTTTGCTGACACGTTTGACGAGGCGATGGGGCTGCAGAAGAAGCTCAACGCCGAGATGGCGAACCTTGCCGCAGCTCTGCCTGGCACGACGAACGACTACGTGCGCAACATGAAGATGGTGACCGACACCTCGATGAAGGCGGTCGCCAGTGACACCCAGGGAATGATCAAAGAGCTCAACGAGCTGAAGAAGGCTGGGGTTGTAGCCCAAGACACGGTTATCAAGACGCAGCAAGAAGCTTTCGTCGAGACGACCAAGCAGATGGCCAAGTTCTCCACACTGGCCGAACAAGGTCAGTCTGGAGGCATGCCGTTCACCTCCCTGATGGAGCAGATGATCACGTCCGATAAGGTGGACGTGAAGAGTCTGAAGTCCAGGTATGCCGCTCTGCGCTACGATCCACTCATCTCTGGAGCCATTGAGAGCTTCCAGGCCGAGATGAATAAGTACGGCGCTGGCACCGCTCAGCGGACGGCGACCATGCTCAAAGCCCTCAACAAGGCGTTCCCGCCAGAGGTGATCGCGGCCATGGAGAAGTCGGCTGACGGCATCTACCAGGCCATGAAGTCCTACCTGTTCGACCCAGACGTTGGTTGGTTCGGTCTCGGCCGCCTGATGGAGATCGACTTCTCCGAGTTCAAGGCCAACAAGATGGGCAATCTCAAGGAGACGATGGGTCTCTTTGACATGTTCGTCAAGATGTTCGGCGCCTTCGGTCAGATCCTGGGTCCGATCCTCAAGGAACTGCCGAAGATCATGGAGGTCTTCAGCAGCGTCATTGACCCATTCAAGGAGTTCTACGTCAACGCCGAGAACACGATCTCCAACTTCAACAAAGCGAAGAAGGACTTTGCGAAGGCAAAGAAGTCATTCCCTGAGTTCAGAGCGTCACTCAAGGCCATTGGCCAACTCGCCCAATCGTTTGGTGGTGACAAGGCGGAAATTGGTAAGCTGAACCAACTGATTAACGCTGACAAGCTCGACCTCGGCCAGGCTCTCCAACAGGCAGCTAAGACCCTCTTCAGCTCCGAGGCGATGGAGCGCTTTGGTAAGGCGGTCGGTCAAGCGCTGGGTAGTTTCATCTCCATGCTCGCCGGTCTTGCCGAGACAGGAAAGTCTCTGGTCGACGAGAGCGGGCTGATGAAGGGCTTCGCTGAGGGATGGAAGAAGACTAAGGGAAGCGAAGCAATTGCTAAGCTCATCCGAGATCTGATAGGCTTCATCGTCAAAACGGTGGCGGGCCTGATCGTGGAGGCCGCCAAGACCGATCCGATCGGCGTTGGTCTAGTGGCGACCATCTTCATCAGCCCAATCAGGGCAGCCGTGATCAACTTCCTCAAGGGCACAGCGGGGCAGATCATCGGCGGCCTGGGCGGCGGAGGAGGCGTCACTCGCGCTGGTGCTCGGATCACAACATCCGGTGGCAGAGCTGCTGGTGGTGGTGTCATGGGTGGGATTGGACGAGCTCTCCTAGGCAACTTCCAGGCGGGAGAGGCACTCGTGCCAGCCGGAGCTCGTGGGGCCATTCGGGGTGGCGCTAATGCCATGAAGGCGAAGGCGATGGGCCCACTGGCGGCGGGAATCGTCACAATGGCGACTAAGGCGCCGGCTCTCGCCAAAGCTGGACAAGCGCTGGTCCAGTTCGGAAAGAAGATCCCACTCCTCAGTGTGGCGTTCACTGCGGCCGACTTTGGGATGAGAGTGGCCGGCGGCGAGAAGGTGACTAAGGCGGCGGGCGGAGCTCTCGGAGGTCTGAGCGGTGGGATGCTTGGGGCCGCGATCGGGACTGCACTCGCTGGTCCTGTGGGCACGGTGATCGGCGGGGTCATCGGCACAGTGGCTGGGGACAAGCTCGGAACGGCTCTCGGCGGGCTGTTTGTCACCGAAACGGAAAAGCAGAACCAGGCGGCCGCGATACAGCTGCAAGCTGCACAGAAGCAGCTTCAGGCATCCAACGAGAAGATGCGGCAGCTTGGCTTGGGCCCTCTTGGGGGCGCTACGTCATCGGTGGAAGACCCGATGAAGCTCCATGCCACCATTCAGATGCTGGGGCTTGCTGGGGACAAACAGGTTATAGAGTACGAGAACACGGTCAGCAAGCTCCGTGGGCTACGAGATGCCGCCCAAGTTTCGAAGGACTCGCTCTACACTTTGGTCAACAGCCTTAAAGGCAAGGGCTTCAACCCAGAAGAGATTTGGAAGCAAGATGATGTCAGAGCGCTCTCAGCCAGATACCAGGAGCTCAATAAAAAGGTAGCCGCCGAACAGGCGAACGTGCAGAAGAAATTCGGTGAGCTGCCGCAAAATATCACCCGCGCGATCACCACTTCGCTGCAGACGATGGATACCAAGGCAATCGAGTACGCGATCGCTAACCGGATCCAGATGATGCCTGGCCAAAACATGGGGTATACTATCCCTGGGCTGCCAGGCGGTCCTCAAAGGATGCCTGGGAATCAAGCCTCATTCAAGCCGCAAGCCAGCACCAACCCGTTCCTACAGAACCTTAAGTGGAGCAAAGCAAAGGGCGAGCCTGGTGTGGCCTTCGGCTCTCTCGGCCAAGCGGTCAACTACGAGATGAAGAACAAGCCTGCGGGCTCCGATCTCGTCATCGCAAACTCGTCCGAGACAATCATCCCGAAAGGGAAGGTCGGCACGGCCGCAGGAGGTGCGGCCGGTGAGGGAATGATGGCCCTCGTCAACGCCATCTTCACCACAGCGGCAGCCACACGCTCCGAACTCGCACGAGGCTTCACCGATCTGACCCGTGTCACTCTCGCAGGTGACTCCAAGATCGTCTCGACGACGCAACAAGGCAGTGCGAGGACGGCAGGGGCCATCAACCGTCAGATCGCCACTCAGATCGCTGGCGACGCAAAGATCCTGGGCGCCATCAAGGCCGCCTCGGCTGCGGGTGGTTTCGGTGGTGGTGGACCGCTAGGTGGAGCATCTGGAAGCCTGCAGGCGGCCGACGCTATGGCGAAGAGCATGGGTCTCACCATGACCTCCTACAAGCGGAGCGGCCCTCCGGGCGCCTCCTACCACAACGTGGGCCGAGCGATGGACTTCTCCAACTCGACAGGTCCCACACCACAGATGATGCAGTTCGCCCAGGCGATGGCGGCCAAGTACGGTTCCTCCATGGCCGAGCTCATCTACACTCCCCTTGGCTACGGCATCAAGAACGGCAAGAAGGTCGCCCCGTACGCGGCGGCGGCTCACTACAACCACGTCCACGTGGCTTTCGCCAAGGGACCCGGCAACCCCACAGCGTTCTCGAGCAAAGGCGCTGCCATCGCTTACGAGAAGTTCATGGCTCCCGCGGGGGCGAAGGTGGCGTCAGTCACCAGCAACTCCTCCGAGCTTGGTGGCACCACAAACCTCACACAGAATATCACCATCGATGGCTACGGTGGCAATCCCGAACAGCTCGCCGCTGTCGTGTGGGACTACACCCAGAAGGCCATCGGTCGCATGCAAAGCAACTCGTTCGCGTAATGTCAGGCACACTCATCCTACCTCAGGTCCAAGTCAAATGGGGCAGCGAGAACCTCTCGGCTTACTCGCTCGCCGGCTCCAAGGAACTCCAGCCCATCGTCTTCGACGTGGAAGTCAGCCTCCCAGAAGGCGGCAACAGCTGGCCGACTGGCGCTATGAGCTGGCTGCCGGTCGGTCCGGCCGTGGAAGTCTACGAGAAGCTCGTCACGTCAAAGGTCGACGAGCTCATCGAGGTGCGTTTCTACTACGTCAACGGTCCGTTCATCCGCTTCGCCTTCCAGTACAACGGCTCCGACATCGACTATGGTAAGGACATGAAGATCCGTGTCCTCCTCTCATGCCGTGACGCCGCCAAGAGCAACGCCGCTCGAGTGTCAGCGTTCCACGACTACCAGGAGAAGCCGGTCTCGATGAACCAGGCGCAGAAGGACCAGACCAAGGACTTCGGCAACGTCCTCCAGCTCCAGAAGACGGAGCAGGCGAAGAAGGACGGAGAGAAGATCAAGGTCCAGACCACGGCCTACAAGGACCAGACGCTCGGTGCCCAGATCCAGAACACCGCCAAGGACTCCGGCGACACTCTCTTCCTCCACAACATCGGCACCCAAGGGGGCGTGGTACAGTACACTCCCTACACGTGGGAGGGCAAGCAGGGCGGCGGCGAAATCCTCGACCCTCCGAAAGCCGGTCAGGAAGTCAAACCAGACAAGCGGTACGGCTACCTGCTCGGCCCCGGCATCATCACGACCTTCAACCGCAAGATGGAGTTCCCGTCTCAGACTCAGACCGAGTCCGCGACTGTGACTCAACCTGGGAACAACCCTCAGAGAAACGGGAAACCCACCCTGCCTCCTGGAACTCAAGAAACCAAAAACACGAAGGACCAGAAAGACGCGCAGGCCAAGGCTCAGAAAACGACCAACGCGTCGAGCCCATCCATCAACAAGGGCACACAGTTCGACAAGAACGAGATCGGCCCCGAGAAGCAGCAGTACCTCCAGCAGGAGGAGGGCGTGAAGCTCACCGCCGACATGTACATGTGCCCGGCTCTGGTCGGCATCAAGCCACAGGACATCGTTTTCGTACCGAGCCTCAAGCAGGGCGATAGCCGGATCGAGGACTATAAGATCACATCAGTGTCGTACGCTCAGCGCGGTGGCATCATCGGTGTGAACGTGCAGGCGACCCGCACCTACGGCCTCAACGACTCGATGAATCCCCCTGCGTCCAAGAAGTGGATCGAGAAGGCCAACCAGCTCAAGACGCTGGACGACTGGGCGAACTACGCGTGGAAGGAGCGCATCGGCGGGTAGGTTTACACGAGGGTGGATGTGGTATAGTGACCCTGTGCAGCGCCGGCGATAAGGTCCGGACCAACGCAGCACGTGTTCAAAGCTCTACTTGTTATGAAGACTTTCAAGGTCAACCCCCAACTGGACGACAAAAACCGCGCTCGTCTGGAAGCACGCAGCTACCAGAAGGCCTACACCGATGTCCCCAACCGCGCTCTGCCCCCTGTCTACAAGGAGGCTCTCACCGCGATCTACACGGGTCTCACCGGGAACGACCTGCCTGAGGAAGGCTCCACCTTCACGGTGCGCAGCGACGCCAACGGCACTTTCAAACGGCTCTACAGCCCGACCGTGTTCTCCACCGAGGACAAGGGTCTCATCATCCGCTGGGGTGACGAGGACATCCCCATCACGGTCGATGGCGGTAAGCTCTCCGCAACCAACGGTCAGAAAGGTCTGAAGCTGTCCTTCAAAGAGGAACAGGTTGGCAAATACACCGAACCGGTGCTCTCCGTTGGTTTCTCCAGCGGTGGCACACTCTACACCCTGCCTGTACCGATCCGCTCGGCAGACTACGAGAACAAGCTGACCAGTGACATCCTGGACGTGCTTCTCTCTGAGAATCCCGAGGCCATCGCTGAGCAGGTGGCAGTCGCCTCCGACCCCTCCAAGCGTGGTGAGTCATCTGGTGAACGCCTCCAGGGCCCCTTCGTGAAGGTCGCCCATCTCCCCCTGGGCGAGTACAAGATCACTCAGTGCCGATCCAAGGACAGTGACTACGGAATGCAGTACTTCCTGCAGGCCATCGTGACTGAGCCCTTCACGGCCCCGACCCGCCAGCAGGTGGACGGCGAGTGGCAGGATGTCGAAGTCGAAGTGAGCGACTTCTGCGTCGTCAAACCCAACAACGCTCTGAAGAAGGTGCTGGCTGCTGATCCCGAGATCACTCCGGACAAGCCCGCATTCCTCATCGTCAAGGAGCACGGCGAGTGGAACGGATTCCCCACCGCCAAGTGCGTGCTCAAATGTTCGGCATTCGTCAAGGATGACGAGTCGTTCGACATCGACTTCTGATCACGCTGGGGAGCTTCGGCTCCCCTTTCTTGTCGCCGGAAACGGCTATACTGACCACGTCCACACGACCAAACCACTATGGCGGACAAATACAGCGGCGGACCTCTGACTGATCCGCAGTCTGTGAACATTCTCAACGAGGCAAAGGAGCGGAAGCCCAAAGGCGAGCGCTTCAAGAAGGACAAGAAGGGCGACGAAAAGCCCAAGACCACCGCGCTCAGCGAGCTCTACACGAAGGGCGTCCAACTCCTCAAGTCTCACTTCTACACCGTTGAGCTCTGCGAAGGCGCTGAGCACATCAACCACCGCATCCTGAAGCCGGCACCACCACCGCCGGTCAAGGGCATCAACTACCCGGCCAGTTTCCAGCCTCTCCAGGACATCTCCACACTCGAAGACTTTGCGCGAATCGAAGCTGTTTTTGACGGTGCCGAGGGCGAGGTTCGTGACTTTTGGCAACCACTCTATCGGCCTCGCGGTGGCGAGTCCGACCTTTCGGCGTTCACTGAGAGACTTCTCAAGATGCGCCGAATCCAGTCCAACCAGAACATCCACGACGTCCTCGACTATGGGCAATCGTTCGACCCGGACGGCACGCTCACAGGGAATCACGCGGTTCGCAATCCCCGCATTTGGGTTCCTGCTCGGAAGTGGTTTGACCCTGTTCTCCACGATGTTGGCCTTGAGGATGTCTTCACCATCTTCCCTCATGCGGAGCGAGAGCTGCTCAAGCTCATCCTCGGTCGAGTTGGCGTTGGGCGAGCGAATCATCTGCCGCCTGGATTCAGTTCTCCCGTAGACCACACCGCTCGAATGGCAGCCGTGGTCGTGGGCAAGGACGCTGGCCTCGGTAAGTCCACCGTGTTCAACGGCATGACTGCGGCGTTCTCCAAGTGTGGCTTCAATACCCACACCTTCAAGTCCACCGAGGACCGGTTCGGTCTCAAGGCCGCCGCCTCCGCTGACATCGCCTACAAAGATGACACGGCGATGAAGTCCCTGCGGCAGTTCCTGTCCGCTGAGGAGACCAAGATCCTCATCACCAATGGCCTGTTCCAGACGGAGGAGAAGTTCCAGAACGCCGAACAGATCTGGCCACGGTGCGTCATCATCGTCAACTCGAACGACTGGAACGCCAACTTCGCTTATGAACTCGATCCAGGAATCATTGACCGCATTAAGATCCTATCGACTTATCGGGAGTACGAGGTCTTCAAGAATCAGAAGCACCTATCAGGCACTGCGTCGGAGGGTTCTCCTGACCTCAGGCCACGTGCGCACATACCATTCCTGGCCAGCAAACTCGGGGTCTCTCCGGAGGCTCTTTACCTCTGGTGTCTCCGACTTGCCACTGACCGTTTCTGGGAGGTCATCACGGACACTGAGGATCCGGCAATTAACAGGCTCCAGGTCGAAGTGCGGTACTGGACGACTCGCCAGAGGATCCGCTTCAAGGCGGACGTCTCGCAGGCGCTCGTCAACGCGATGGCATTCGCCCACTCGGTTCGGACGGGCGTGGAATCGTATGAGATGCCGGAACTGACTCCGCAGATCCTGGCTGAGCACCTCGAGTCTCTCTACTTCGTGGGCGTCGACCCGAGCTGTGTCGACCTCATGTCCAAGATGAAGAAGCGATGGGAAGCCGCAGGGCGACCTAGCACGCACTACTACCAGGGCTTCCGTGAGCTGCGCTGGGAGTCGGTGAAGAAGTGCATCGAGTTCTACGGCGAGGAGGAGATGACGATGTACAACAACAAGACCGCTCCTGAGCTGGTGAAGACCATGATGGAACGGATCGTCATGCGCGACGGCTTCAAAGTCGGTGGTGGCATGACCTACGTCATCGAGAACTGGGAGAACACACGCCACGCAGAGGGCGAGATCATGGAGGAGGCAGCACTCCTCGTCAGCGAGATGTCCGAAGAGGACGCAACACGCCTAGCAAACCCCGCATCCAAAACCTACGACGAATGGCTGAACAATCGCAAGTACTCACCCGACCGCGCGGAGAAGATCCGTCGCCAAGCCAAGGAGAAGATCTACGGAGGGGTAAAACTGTGACGTCAACTCTCACCATCCCCCAAGAAACAGTGGATGCATTCACCTACGAGTCGCAGAAACAGCTGCGGCTAAAGCAGCAACTTGAAAGCGAAGGCTTCACTTGCGTCGACGATCCCGCGAATCTGGCAGATAAGATTGGCACTGTCCAGGACGTGGAAGTGCACTGCAGCATGTTCACTCCCCGCCTCCTGTGTAAGCTCTACGCCAAAGGCTGCGAAGACCTTGAGCACTCCTTCTTCCTCGTTCCCTACTGGCAGCTCGTGAAGTGGCTGTACCTCCTGCCGAAAGAGGGCGAGTACTTCACCGGTCGTTTCATCATCGGCGTGCGCCGTGTGAGCGAGAACGGCTATGTCCCCTCTCTTCGTCTCCCTCTGGGCTGATGGGTAATCTCTCTTCGGGTGTGCCAGCAACGCAGGATGGGGGTGACTCCATCCGGCGCTACTTCGGCGACTTCTCTTTCGAAAGCAAGAACAAGGTCAATGAAGTGATCGACAACATCACCGGCTATCCGAAGAACGGTGACGAGTTGACACCCCGAACCAAGCAGCAGAAGAATCCCCACACCAGTGGGGACGCTTTCTTCCCCGGAGCCTCCTGAACAATGACACGCAACCAACTGCAGAAAGACCCAGCCGCCTTCCTCAAAGACTTGGTCGTCCAGAAGGGAACCTCTGAGCAGTACTCCTGCGTCTTTCGTGGCGCCAACCTGTCTTGGAACCCCCACGACCATGCCCACTCAGACACTCACCAGGACACGATGTCGCTGGCCCGTGAGTGGGCGGTCGAGGACACCAACTATCAAAGAATGTCCACCTTCCTCTCGCACGGCGACACCGTGAGTGAGTTCGTCCTCCTGGACAACTACTTTGGCATGAGAGGAGTCATGGTCTACGCGCGGAAGAGCCCAGAGGAGGGCTTTCACGTCACTTTTATTGTGCCTCTGATCAACGTGGCCAAGTTCTCCCTGGACGTTGAGATCCTGAGCCACCTCACCCTACTCTGGGCCAAGATCGCTGGATGCGAGAAGCCCAATCTCAGAGTGTTTATCGACCACGCCTACCTCCGCTGGGAGGACATGGAGGAGGAAAATCTCCTCTATACTGAGTTCGAATCCGACTGAGACGCTATGCTAGCCACGGAGATGACACTGGACGACGTGTTCAGTGTCGCCAAACGAAACAAAGCGCTTGCCACCACCCTGTCCTTCATCCAAGTCGAGTTCGGTCTCGACGAGCTTCGGGGACACTGGGAAGGCTTCGCACAATCAAACGACTTCTATGACTTCCACTTCTCCAGCAAGCGAGACTGCGCCATCGAGTTTGGGACCTTGCTCTCAGAGTTCGACCCCCAACCCGTTTCTTGACAAGTGGGACCAGAGGTTCCTTCGTATCGCCCACGAGGTGCTGACGTGGTCGAAAGACCCCGGCACCAAAGTGGGTTGCGTCCTTGTCAAGGACAAGCGCATCATCGCGACCGGATACAACGGCTTCCCGGCCAACCTGTCCGACTCGCTCCCCCTGTACGAAGACCGTGAGTACAAGCTCGCCGTCACCGTACACGCTGAGAAGAACGCTCTGTTCAATGCGGCGAAAAATGGCACACACACTGAGAGTTGTGCTGCCTACGTGACCTTCCCGCCGTGCAG